TATCCGTTTGAGAACCGACAACCTGATGAGATGTTCGTGGGACTCCGCCGCCAACTTGGCCCTCACGGCGGCGCTATGAGGATTCTCTCCCATTTCTTCCGCTAGTTCTGCCGCCCGTTCGGCCATGAACTTGCCGATGTCGTTTTCCGCCTCCTCGTATTCCTTCTTATACTTCGGGTCGGGGTCGATCATCCACTCCGAATGGCGGATGGGTGGAAGGTCTTTTAGAACCTGAGGCTTAGTGCGTCTGATATAGCACGATGCCCGTAAGCGATTGTTCAGTTCATCTAAGTTCGTGGCCCCGTCGATATGCCATTGTTTGAATCTGTCTTGGAAGGCTCCGCAGTACCGCTTGTAGAACGCCCAGAGGCCACCGAACTCTTTGAGTCGCCCGATGAGTTCCAGTTGGGGTCCGTACTCTGCCGGACGATTTGTAATAGGCGTTCCAGTGAGGCATAGAACCATTCCGTCATTCGGTACCGTTTTGGCAAGTTTTTGGGCACGCTTAGTCCTTTTCGCTTTAGGGTTTTTGAGATAGTGGCTTTCATCGAATACATAAGACCTATAACCTTTAAGAACCTCTGGATGGAAATCGATGTTGGAGTAGCCGATGATGGTGAAGTCGGCATCTTCCTCAGGAAACTCGGAACGATTGATCACTCGTCGCCATGTTCGACTTGGAAAGAACTTGTCGATTTCTTTAGCCCAGTTCAACGCCAAGTTCGGAGGACATACGACCAAACACGGATAGGCGTTTTCGTATTGGACAGAAGCCAGTGCTTCTAGCGTTTTTCCTAAACCCATTTCGTCCGCGCAGAAAACCTTCTTGTGCTTCACCATGTAAGCAACCCCAGCAGCCTGATATGGGAGAAGGCTGCCCTTTAGGTCGGGAATTTCAATGCTTGATTCCACGGACCTAGATTCAGCAATACCCACGGCCTGCCGCTCGCGAATCTTCGATTGCTTCTCTTCCAGTTCTTCTGGAACATGGAGTTTGAAGGTCTTAGCGAATTGGATGGCTTCCGGTGTTGACGATTCCGGAGCAAGCCACGCCTTCTTCTTGGCATCCCAACGAGCGCCGGGGATAGTTCTTACTGCGGTGACTTTGACCGAATCATAGGAGAACCTGATGATCAGCCTGTCGCTGTCAAGTTGAATCCCCTGTCGTTCATACGGGTGGTCGGGCAAATCTAAAATGCGAAGATCCGGGTCCAACCAATAATCAAACTGGACGGCGTAAACCTTGACCTGTTTAAGGCTTGATACCGGAATCCGCCAAACTTTTCCAAGGCGATCCCATCTAGCGCCAGCGATCTGCTTAATGGCGGTTACTTCGTTTGAGTTGTAGGGGCTGTTCAGGACAATCTGGTCGTCGTTCAACAGAATCCGCTTTTCCTCCACAGTGTCCAATTTAGCCTCCAGAAAGTTCTGTCGCAATCCCCCTTGCAATGAGGGCCAGATGAAGATAGTATTATCTCAACCTGAGAGGAAGGGTAAATAAATATGTCACACGAATTAGAAATGTCAGAGAGCGGCGAGGCGAGTTTCGCCTACCGTAAAGAAGGCGGTGCCCCGTGGCATCGACTTGGAACACCGGTGTCCGGCCACCAGACGGCCGAAGAAATGCTCCGGCTGGCCAAAGCAGACTACGAAGTCACATTGCTGCCAGTGCGATACATCACACCGGGTGGTGTTCTGTTGGAGATGCAGGACAGGTTTATCACGGCTCGCCTTGATGACGATGGCGGTGTCACACCGTTTGAAACGGTGAAAAACCGATACCGGGTTGTTCAGAATGCGACGGTTCTACAGAAGGCGGTGAACGTCTGTGGCGCATCGAAAGGCGATGCGATCATGGATACGGCTGGCGTCCTCAACGACGGTAAAGAGTTCTTTGCCACCATCGACCTTGGAACGTTGATCATCGACCCCCACGGGGTTAATGACACGATTGGGCGATTCCTCGTTGTTCACACGAGCCACGACGGCACAACGCCTATCACCTACGCCAACACCGATATTCGGGCGGTGTGCAAAAACACCATCCGATTTGGCCTACAGACTGCGAAGTCAGTGGTCACCGCCCGGCACACGGCTAACTACGAGCGTGCGTTGGATGAGGCCAACGAGGTTCTCAACATTTCCTCCGAATGGAGCAAGGCATTCAAGGAGACGGCCGAGAGTCTTCTCAGGGTTCCGATTCCTGCCGGTAGTCGCAAGATCGACACGGTTCTTGATGGCCTATGGCCCGAGAAGGACGCCGATACCGATCGCAAGAAAGAAAATCGCGATCAGACGTTGTCCTTGATTCGCACCTTATTCCACAGCGACAAGAACGCCTCGGGATACGGCTATAACGGGTGGAGCCTGTTCAACGCAGTTGGCGAATACTACGACCACAATTGGTTCGATGACGCCAAGAAGAACGCGGTGGCTGCCATGAAGATCGGCAACAAATCGCATCAGATGAAGGCGAAGGCTTCGGATCTGATTCTGAATCTTCCACCTGTAGCGGTGCTTTGATGGCCGGTTTCAAGTGCCCAAAGTGTAAACACCTAGAGGCAGAAACTGGGACGATCCGCACCACAGGTGATGGTGTGTCCCGGTACATGAACCTCCAGAACCAGAAGTTCGGATACGTTGCTTGTACGAACTGCGGGTTCACCGAGTTCTACCGCGACTTTGGCAAAGACAAGGGCTGGAAGTCTGTCCTAGATGTCCTCACCAACTGAGAAACCACAAGAAGCCAAAACTCAAATTGAGTGGATGCTGGATCAACTCCATGAGTTGAATCCCAAGGCGTTACGTTTTGTGGATCCAACCTTCGATGAAGCCATCATCGGCATCGGTTCTCAATATTCAAAAGACCCAGTCCTCGTCTATGACGAAGAAAAGATGGTAGAACATCTAGTCTGGACGGAGGGCTGGGACTTTGAAGAGGCATACGACTTCCTGTGCTTCAACACGTTTAGCGCGTGGATGGGTGAAGGGACTCCGATCATCGTGAAATCGATCAACGACTTCTAATGGCTGCCGCACCGTGGGCACCTGCGGCGAACATCCTTTTGGACGTTCGGATGAAGCAGGAGGCTCAACGTATGGCCGATGCCATGGGCGACGGCAAGGGGCGTAGGGGTTCGATTCTGCAAGGCGGGGGTGACCTTCTCGGCTGTCTAGGGGAACTCGCCTTCAAGCAGATGCTCCAAGACTCCGTATACGGTGAGCATGGCTACGGCGGTGGCCCCCTGAAGATCAAGCACGAGCCAAATGCTCACTTCGATTTAGATGTCCAAGGGATCACAATCGACGTTAAGTCGAAGTGGTCGAAGGGCATGCCCAAATACAATTGGGAAGGCAGTGTCGCCATGGGCCGTGAGGACAACAGCGATCTACCTCAGGATGTTGATGCCTTTGCGTTCATGCGGATCCTCTACCACGAAAACGAAATGATCGGCAAAACGAAGGTGCCGGGGATGGTCGGCTATTTCTGTGGATGGCTGCCGAAGAAGCAGTTTTACAAAAGGGCCGTTGGAATCAAGAAGGGCGAGGTCGATCCACGACCGACCAACTACAACAAATTTAAGTCACACAAAAGCCAATGGAACATCTATCACCACGAACTGAACCCATCTTTGGGTGAATTGCTGTTTCCGTGACTGTTACAGCCTGCTGTGGTTAGTAGTGCTAGCCTGATTTCGTAGGGAGGTCAAACATGGACTGCCCAACTTGCAATACCGATTTGACAGAATCCATTGACAGGGGAGTTACTACCGGTCTGTGGAGGTTCCGCATCAAGTGCGAATGCGGCGATTTTCTTATTTGGGAACGAAACCGTCTACGACGGTCTAGATATTCTGGTACCACCCCTGAACCCGCTTTCGTGGCTTCGTCTCAGGATGATAGGTTTTTTTCATAAGCCGTCGTTCGCGTTCGGTAGTTCCACCCCAAATACCAGTTTCGTTGTTAACGATCGCGTAGTCCAAACATTGTCGCTGAACCGGGCACGCTTGGCAAATGCGATAAGCGGCCTTCCGTTTGATTCGCTGTTCCTTGTCACCCCTCAGGATGAAGAATCCGCTGGTTTCCTCTCCCAAGCAGTTGGCTTTTATAAACCATCGGTCGTCGCTCACCACACTCCCCTCTACAGAAACTCGGTGACGATGAACGGCCACTCATCGTCCTGTCCACGGCGCATCCGGACCGGCCACTCCCGTTCTTCACGCATTCCCCGATAGTGGGTCACATCCATAACATTAGGATCTGTGGGGTCAGGAATGATGGCAATCCCGAACTCCGACCAACGACTCCAAACGGCGGAGCCAAATGGACGCATATCCCTACTGCTACCTGAACCCAACGGAGCGTGATGCTCCAACCACAAAGCGCAGTTGTATTCATACCTGATGTGATCAAGGAATTTTGCCACTTCAGTAGTAATGGATTCAGATGTTCTGCCACCGGGATCAAGAAAAGCCTTATACAGGGGTCCAAGAACTAATAGTTCAGGCTGCGTTTGATCAACCCATCCAATCAGTTTGTTTCGGTCCTCCGGTTTGAGCAGGTTTATGCCGTCGGGCTTTATGACAAGGTTCGCCTCCATGTCCCGTGCCTTGCCGACTTTTTCGATTCTTTCGTAAATACGTCTAGCAGTTCGACGGATAATGCGTTCGGGATTCTCCAAGTCAACGAATAGTGTTCGAATCGGAGGCATCTTGTCTCGCTTAAATGGATGAATCCCCGCTGAAGACATGAGCGCCACCTGCCGGGCGAGGTATGTCTTGCCCACGCCCTCGGCCGCGACGACAATCACTCGTTCCTGACGTTCAAGAAGATTGGGAATAAGCCAGTCGAAAGCGTCTGAGTCTTCTTCTCCGATTAGAGTTGCCCAATCAACCAGTCTTGTTTCGTCGGGTATTTCACTTTCGTCAAATCGATCGAACAGGCGTTTGGCCTTGTTGATCCTGACCCCAAGAGGAAGGGTGTGGTCTAGGTTCAGTAGTTCATCTAGAACTTCGGTGAACTCGTCTCTGACTTCGCTGGCGACAACCCTCAGATCACTCATCGGAAGCCCAGCGCCAATATGGTCAGAGATGTCTTTTCCCTGAGCCGGTTCGAATACTTTGACTCTGGCTCCGGTAGCACGGAGTTCTTTTGCTACATGACTAGCGTGGGCGTAGCCCGCTTCGTCCTTGTCGGCAATGATGACGATCTTGCCGCCCGCTAGGGCAGAAGTGTGGTAAGGAAGCCACTTGTCCTGTCCCTCCGCTCCGGCACCACCGGGATTACAGGTTGCTACCCGGTTTTTCGATTCCAGAGTGTGAACGTCTTTTTCACCCTCAACGACATAGACGATCCCGTTGTTGGCTATTTGTTCTAGAATTTGTGGAAGGCGATAGAGGGGCTTCTCTATGTTCTGAGTACCCCACTCCCACTCCCCGTTTTCGTACCTCTGCTGTCGAAAGGTTTTGACACCAGACTCGTCTTTGAAACGGATCACCCTCATAACGGGATTCCCGTTGGCGTCTTCGTAGGTGTAGGTGGCTTCTTTGCGTAGTTTCGATTTGGGTTTGTCCGATTCAGGAAACAAGTCGGTGGGCTTGAGTCCCATCGACTCAACTATCTTTCCAAAATCGCACCCGTCGCCACGATGACAGTTGAGAAGAACCTGCCCCTCGCGACCCAGCCCGACAGTAAGGGAAGGATTCTGATCGTCACTTCGACACGGACAAGCGGCGTTCCAACCAGTTCCAGAACTGGTTACTTTATCTAGTCGGGTAAGAACTAAGTCGATTTCAGGCGTTCGTTCCACCTGAGTATCTTTCTTTTTCCTTGCGGGCAATTGTCCGCTTGTAGGTCGTAAAGAACAATTCCCGATCGCCGTTAGTTCTCAAAGAGGCACCATTATCTGGAAACAACCGCATGGTTTCTCCAACAACATCGTGGGGCTTTTCAAATGATGTCCCCGCTTCGGCTCCGGTTACGGCAGAGCGCAGTTGCGTCCACGCTTCGGCAGGAGAGGGGAAAGGATCATCTAGTAGAAAGTCAAGTGCTAAGCGTCTTACCTGACCAACCCGTGGAACTTTTGGTTGATCCGTCGCTATTATTTCGTATATGGCACTTTGAACAGGTTCAATATCTAAATCTTGTAACAACTCCCACCATAAACCACACCTTTCCTTAAAAGGTGGGCCAACAGTAGGGAGATCCCAGTTGATACAGATTTTTCTTACTATTGCTGCTAGTTCCCCCTTTTCCATGACGCACTAGAAGGGGGATTTTTCATTAGCGTATTTTTCTAAAACTTCGAAGCCGTCTTCCAACTTTTCATCAAAACGATCTACTAAATCCAAGAACATTTCGATGTGCTTCTCATCCCGCAAGATAAGTTCTATATCATCGTACTTTCTGCCTTGCGGGTTGTGTCCCATATGCCATGAGGAGTAGGTGACTCCCCGGATAGCGTCCTTACAAGCGTCAACACCGTATAAGCAGATAGCCTGCTTGATCTTCTTCCGTCGCTTGTCGCCTAGAACAGGCTTGCGTCCCCGACCCGATGTTCGACAGAGGGACACCCACTCCTGAAAGACTTCAAATACGTCGGCGGGAGAGGGGTCATCCGTGGGCACCCTTCGATCATAGAACACCTCAAACGATAGCGCAACTTACATCCCTGTGATTCGCTAAACAGAACTATCAGAGCGCCCGTAATTGCCGTGCTGTAAGGGAAATCGTGGCAGAATCCAGCGCCATCTCCCCAAATTGGTTCGGTCGCACCACCACATCCACCTGCTCTGGGGGAACGTTGAAACGACCGGATAGCAGGGCGCGCACCTTGAAAGCCTCTGCTTCGGCTTCCGACAGGCCGTCGTCCAACGGCTCTTCTACGGGGGTTGCTAGGGCTGAGGCGAGTTCTTCAAATCCTGTGGCCTCTATACATTTGACACACCCCAAAACGCCGGTAATTGATTTTCGTTTCCGCGTGATGGTGTGACCGCACACCAATTGGTGCGCCCAAATGACATGCCCGTATTTGCCAATCTTGGTGATGGACACCGACTCCCGGCGAGGGGCGTTACGAGGGCTGGACATCTTCGTGCTTGTCGCACCACAAATCGGCCCCGCGTATGGCTTCTTCTAAATCGGCCGACCACGGCAACCCCAACATGATCCACCACGGTTCTCGCAACCATGGAGCAAGATCACCCTTATCGGGCGTGACCATATGAAGGCGATACACCACCCGATCCACCTCCGGCCAGAATCCCTTCTGACGCTCAATCCAATCTGAGGCGGCTTTTTCATGATCCTCATTTTCTGGATCTATTAGAAACCGGTGTATTGCTGGACAACCTTGTTTTGGTAGTTGTCGTTCAAATGACGACATCTCTATAGCGTTGATTAAATCTTCCGGTATTTCAAATTTGGTTTCCGGCATCAAACTTCCCTTCCGACCGTTTTTCGTATAGCCTGCATCTGGCCGAAGTCCAGTAAGAGTAAACTTTACGACACGGCGCTGACCAACACCAGCATAACTATCTCTGGTTGACCGCTACTGATGGGAGAGGAGCATGTTCGCACGAATCGTCGGCGGCTTTGCCATCACAACATTGGCGTGGACTGCTTCCTGCTTTGGGGGCGGTCCCGAAGAAAGCGCCATCCCGATTACTGGCGACAATCCCGTCAGAGTCGTAGCCGCCTTATCGAAACTCCCGACCAGTACGACGACCACCTCAACCAGCACCACAACCAGCACCACAACTACTACGATCGCGATCGTGCGTCCGACCCTCGTGGCGGTGACCACGACGAGTACGACGACAACGACCAGCACGACAACGACCAGCACGACGCTCCCACTAGAAACATCCAACCTGATTGAAACCCGGTACAGGTACTACGAGCGTGGCCCCCGAATCGTCATTCTCCAAGAAGAACTGGGGATGCAATCCGTTGACGGTGTCTACGGACCGCAGACACGCAAAGCCCACATCAACGCACTCGGTGGTCCGACCGCTGCCGTCTACACCTTCTACCCAGAGATCGGGCAGACACCGACGCCCTGCTCTCACGAGTGCCTGCCGGGCGACGAACACTACGAACTTCCAACACTTGGGGTACTGATCAGCGAATATTTCTTACCCGAGGATCGTGCGTTGGCTCGCATGATTGCATTCTGTGAGTCCAGTGGGCAGACCCACCACATCGGATCAACCCAAGTATCGTCGGCTCTAGCCGTCGGTTGGTTCCAACACCTAGCCCAATACTGGGTCGAACGATCTGAGAGAGCGGGATGGAAAGACTATGACCCATTTCACGGTGAAGCAAACGTCGCCGTAGCCGCATGGCTTTTCTATAACAGCGGAGTCCACCATTGGAATCCAAGTAAATCATGTTGGGAGGACACACTACATGAATAAAGAATTGATCGAATCCGATGAGAACAAGGATGTCTATAAGACCCCCTTTGGAATCATCACCTTCTACAAGAAGGACGAGCCGGGTCCAAAAGGACACAAGGCCGGAACAAGTAGCACTATCCCGCATGAGGGTCAACCAGCCACCCGTCCGATAAAACTAAAGAAGAAATACCGACAGCGATCATGACGATTGACCCCTACGCAATGGACACGGATGCCGATCGCCCCCTACCCCCTCCACACCCGGCAAAATTCACTGCTAAACATCTGAACGCAATCATCGAAATCCTCGGGGATGATCACAGGATCGTAATTTTGGATCCTTTCGCCGGTATTGGTACCGTCCACGACTTGCCCTACATGACAGCGGGCATAGAGATTGAACCAGAATGGGCGTATCAGCGAGCGGGGACCGCCGTGGGTAGCGCCCTGAGGACAGGATACGACATCGGATACTTCGACGCCGTAGTTACCTCGCCATGTTTCGGCAATCGTATGGCGGATCATCACGATGCCAAAGACGGCAGCAAGCGACACACCTATCGGCATT